CCCTGCGCCACGGCCTGCCGACCGATGAGCGGGAGTGGACCCTGGAGGGTGTCAGCAAGCGCAGCCGCGAGGCCGCGCCATCGGTCCGCGTCTGCCCCAGCTGCTTCAGCGCTCTCCAGTCCGGCACGCAGCAGTGCCCCGAGTGCGGCCACCAGTTCCAGCCTGAGCGCCGGGAGCTGCAGCACGTCGAAGGGGAGCTGCAGGAGGTGGTCGCCCGCCAGGCCCGCCGCGCCGAGCAGTCCAGCGCCCAGTCCTTCGACGACCTGGTGCGCATCGGCCACCGTCGCGGGATGGCGAACCCCCGCGGATGGGCCCGGCATGTGCTGGCCGCCAGGGAGGCGAAGCGGGAGCGCTCAGGCCCTGCCCGGGTGGCCTGATGCCCTGCGTCCGCTGGACCCCACCAGAGATCACCTGGCTGGATGAGCACGCCGGCCAGATCCCATTCGCGGACCTGGTGGCCCGCATGCACCGCAAGGCGAAGCGCGAGGGCTGGCCTGTCCGCAGCGCTGACGCGATCATCTCCCGCCTGCATCGCACCGGCCAGCATGCGCTCTGTCGGCATGGCGAGTGGCTGACGCTCGGCGGCGCGGCCGAGATCATGGGCTTCAGCAATGCCCGGGTCCGCGAGTGGATTCAGAACCCACGCATCCGGGAGCTGCTGGAGCCGAAGTGGGTGGGGAAGGGCTGGTACATCCACCGCAGCGGCTGGAAGCGCCTGGCCCGGGAGATGCCGCGGGTGCTGGGCGGCTGCAGCACGGATCAGCTGTTCGACCTGCTCGAGGACCGCGAGCTGGCCGAGAGCGTCGCCAGTCGGTACAGGGCCGCGATGGGTGACTGGCGGATCCGGTGCATCGAGAACGGCCGGATTTACCGCAGCGCGTCAGCAGCGGCGCGGGAGCTGCACGTCACACAGTCCGCGATCAGCCTGGCCATCAAACAGCGCCGGCCCGTCCGCGCCCTGGGGCTGACCTTCGAGGCGCTGCGCTCCGCCGCCGATCCGCCGCAACCGTTGCAGGTTCGCAACCGGGCCGCGTAGACCGTAGGTGTGGGCCAGCGGGCTGCAACCCCTGGCCTGTGACCACCCTGCACGAACAGGACGATGACACCACTCAACAGCCCCGCGGCCGCGATTGCAACCGTGCCGCCCCACCTGCGCACCCCGCAGCGCGTCACCATCACGCTGGCCTGGCGCACGCATCAGCAGCTGCTGGCCCGCAGCGACGACGAAGGCCGGAGCCTCAGCAACCTGGCCGCGCACATCATCGAGCGGGGGCTGTCCCCGCGGGAGTAGGTGCCGAGCCTTCGGTACCGTTTCAGGCAGGCCCCATCGAAGCCCACCACGGCGCCACCCTCGCGGACAGGCCGACTCGGCCCACGCACAGTAAAGCCCCGGTGGTGAGCCGGGCGGTGGTGGTGGGGTCAGGCGCGGAAGGCGCCGTCCTTGATGAGACTTGTCCAGAGCTTGCGACCTTCCTCGCGGGTCATCTGGAACTGGCCCGTCCATGCAAGGCGCATGGTGGCTGGATGAGTGGCGCGGCGCGTGACGGTCACACCTTGAGCGTGAGGACGGAACTCAAAGGTCTGGCAGTTGTCGAGGCAGAGAGTGTGGGTCATTGTCTGTCGATGGTTGCGCCGGGCCTCCCCGGCTGTGATCAGACTGTAGCGCATAGTCTGACGGTCTGGCAAGGGCAGGCATGAAAAAGCCCCGAGCTGGCCGGGGCGGAGAGATCGGAGCGCCGGTCAGGCGTAGACCGTGACCTTCGGTGCGTTGTCAACGCTGACCGAGACACTGCCGGCCCAGTATTCGTAGAAGGAGCGGCCGGACTGCAGCTCTGCCAGTGCCTGAGCTTCGGTGCTGAAGCGGCGCAGGACGGAGACGCCGACGCAGATGCAGAAGGAGCGGCGGACTTTGCGGACTTCGAGAGCGGGAGCGGTGGTCATGGCTGGTGATGGATGGTGGGAGCGCCTCCGCCCCCGATGCACATAATGTAGCGCACAGGCTGACGGCATGCCACCCACCAGCGGACCGGTTCACATACCGTCACGCTTCCGCCTGGCTCTGCTGCGAGCCACTCGCTCGGCCTTGAACGCCCGCCCTTCCGGCGTGAGCCGCTCCCAGCAGCGGCTGCACAGAATCCCGCGGGCACCACGATGCGCCAGCCCGCAAGCCGGGCAGATCGGCGGCTGTGGCGGCGGCAGCCGGCCGGCCTTGCGCTCGCGGTAGCGCCGGCTGTATTCAGCGGCGCGCGGGTCGCTCACCACTGCCCTTCCCGCTCGATGCGCAGGATGGTGGCGGTCGGTTCCAGCTCGGCGGCGGTCAGTCGAGCGGCCTGCAGCGACTGGGCCACGAGGCGCCAGGTGCCGGTGCTGCTGTGGATGATGAAAGTGTGCATGGCGATGCGTGCGGCGTGGTGGTGCCGGGATGGGCTCCCGGCGGGCCGTGGTGGGTCAGACGGCCTTGCTGAGCCTGTAGCGGCGATCTTGCTCAAGGCACAGCTCCCTGAGATAGGCGGCGTTGCGCTCTTTCTGAGCGCCGGTCAGCTTCGGGTGCTGGGCGCAAAGGTCACTGATCATCAGGCTCAGGTTGGAGTCGGAAAGGCTGGCGGCTGGGATGGTCATTGTCTTGATGGTTGTGGCGGGCCTCCCCGCCGGTCTTTAATGTAGCGCACAGGCTGACGACCCGTGGCCACCAGCAAGGGCGGTTTACGGGTCGTCACATTGGCGGTCGCTCAGGCCTTGACCAGCCAGCCGTAGGCTTCTTGGGTCTCGTCGTCGTAGTGGACAGGCTCGACCAGGCAAGCAAGACCATTGGACTCACAGAAGTCTGCGGCTGCCGTCACGGCGTCAACAGAGCCGATCAAGGTGTAGGCATCTTCACCCCGGAAAAACCACTCAACAGTGGCGCCGCAGCTCTTCAGGATCTGAGCTTCGATTTCGCGGGCGATAGCGGGGAGCGTGGCGGTCATGGCGTGGATTGCGATGGAACCCGGAGCGCCTCCGCCCCGGTCTCCATACAGTAGCGCACAGCCTGACGGTCCGGCAACCCCGTTACCTCACGTCACACGGCAACCTGAACCACCAGCCCCACCACCATGGCCCGCCGCGGCAAGGACTTCTACAAGGGCCTCGACTTCACCCCACCCGCAGGCGCGGCCGCTGCTGCCCGCAGGGCCCTGGAGCGCCGGCAGCAGGCGCCGCCATCGCAGCGCGGCATGACGCCCGTTGGCCTGGCCCGTGCCCGGCAGCTGGCGAACCGGCAGCCGCTGAGCCCTGAGACCGTCGATCGCATGGTGAGCTACTTCGCCCGCCATGCGATCGACAAGAAGGGCAGCACCTGGGCCAGCTACGGCAAGGGCCGGCAGGCGTGGGACGGCTGGGGCGGTGATGCCGGCGCGGCCTGGGCCCGTGGCCTGGTGCGCCGGATGGATGCAGCAGAGAAAAAGCCCCGGCGGTGACCGGGGCGCCACTCTCTGCGGGCAGCATGGTGGTGCCGCTGCGCAACCGCACCGTCATGCCATCGGAGCAACACATCCAGCAACGTATCCGCCTGGCCTGCAGCCGGGGCCGGGTCCGGCTGTGGCGGAACAACACCGGCCGCCTGCGCGACGAGCGGGGCCAGCTGGTGACCTTCGGCCTGTGCCCGGGCAGCGCCGACCTGATCGGCTACCGGAGCGTCACCATCACGCCCGACATGGTGGGCCAGACCCTGGCCGTGTTCGCCGCGGTGGAAGTCAAGGCCGAGCGTGGCCGCCCCACCGCCGAGCAGACCGCCTTCCTCGAGCACGTCACCGCCGCCGGTGGCCTGGCCGGCATCGCCCGCAGCGTGGAGGACGCGGAGCGGATCCTGGACGGGGATCCGGCCTGAGAGATCTGCAGCAACGGCGCCGCGGTGGTTTCAGGATTGCAACAGGCGCCGGTACGATCCAGCCATGAGGATCACCGTCGGCCACCACCCCGACCTGCCGTTTCTATTCAGCAATGCGCCAGAGCCGCCCATCCCTGAACCCCGCGGCCTGCCGCATCCGCTCATGACGCTCGCCCGCGACCTCGAGCAAGGCGACCACTGGATCCGCGAGGCCCTGAGCTGGTGGGTGACGCGCAGCAACCTCACGACCCGGCAGATGGCCACGATCGCCGCCTACGGCCTGGGGGAACGCGGAGCGCTGGAGCACTCGATCATCAGCCGCATTACAAACAGGAAGATCGGCCCGTCGATCAAGTCCCTGATCGGCATGGAGGGCGCCAACCGCGCCATCTGGCTGTGGCAGACGAAGGGCCAGGACGCCACCTGGGCGAAGCTGGGCCCCCACCCGGCGTGGAAGATCCAGCCCCACTGGCTGGACGGCGCCATCTGGCTGCCGGTGCCGGATGACGAGAAGCACCCGCTGGACCTTGGCGATCTGGTCGACGTGTGGGTCGGCCGGCTGGAGCTGCCGTACCTGGGCAACCGCCTGCTGCTGCCGAACGATCACCGCCGCACCGCCGAGCACCTGCCGGCCCTGCTGGACGCCACCATCGTCGCCGCAGGCCTGTCGCCGATGGCCGGTGTGCGCCAGCTGTTGGCCGCCTACCCGGCTGCCGATGAGGCCCGCCGTGAGCGGTTCCGCAGCGTGATCCTCGGCGAGCAGCAGCTGACCCGCGACGAGCTGCAGGACGAGCTGCTGGCGATCGCCGAGGCGGTGCGCACGCTCAGGGAGCTGCCGCTGGGCAGCTACGGGCCTGCGGAGCTGCTGGCGGAGCTGCTGGCGATGGCCCAGCAGGGCTGACCGTGGCGAGATGGCCGTGCCCGTCTAGGTCAATCGACCACTCGTAGCCCTCGTCTGCTCTGCTGATCAGCTGCCAGACGGCATCGGCTTCCTGTAGGTCGGAGACGGCAACACGGATCGGCATTCTCTGTCTGAGGCGGCGAGCGTTCTAGTACAACCGTACGCCCCTTGTCGGTGCGCACCCGCGCCATTGTGCACCCTGCTGTTGCGGGTCCGCAACCGGACCGGCTATGATCCCGGGAGCCACCACCCACCACCCATGGCACCCATCCCGTCAGGTTCCAGCCTGGCCACCACCAACACCGCAAGCCTGTCCCTGCAGATCCAGTCGCCCGACGACCTGCAGCGCCTGGCCCGCCTGTTCTCCGCCTCCGGTCTGTTCGGCCGCGCTGCCGGCAACGACCGCGACGCGCACATGGCCGAGTGCGCCATCAAGATCCTCGCCGGCATGGAGGCCGGCTTCGGCAGCTTCGCCAGCATCGCCGGGGTCAGCGTCATCAACGGCCGCCCTGGGTTCGGCGCCAACCTGCTGGCGCAGTCAATCAAGCGCCACCCGCTTTACGACTACCGGGTGCTGGAGAAGACCGACCAGGCCTGCCGCATCCGCTTCCTCGCCGGCAAGGAAGAGCTCGGCGTGGAGACCTTCACGATCCAGATGGCCGAGCGCGCCAACCTGATCGGCAAGGGTGGCCCGTGGAAGCAGTATCCCGAGGCGATGCTGTTCGCCCGCTGCCTGTCGGCCGGCATGCGCACCCACTGCCCCGACGCCCTCGGCGGCGCCCCGGCGTACACCCCCGAGGAACTGGGCGCTACTGGCCAGATCGACGAGAACGGCGTCGTCGTCGCGGACGTGACCGAGGAGCCGCGCCCGGCACCCCGCACCCTGAGCAGCACCGAAGACCTCACCGCCGGCGCCCTTCGTGCCTGCGAAGCCCGGGGCCTGACACCTGCCGGGCTGGTGGCCATGTGCCAGGAGCTGAGCAACGGCGAGGCCATCGAGCTGGCCCAGTTGCCCCGCAACTACCTGGCCCGGCTGGCGAAGAACGGCGTCACCCCCGAGTCCGCCGAGAAGTGGAACGCCGCCGGCGAAGCCCTGACCGAACCGGCCGAGGATCCCGACGACCTGCCAGCCGCCTGGACCGAAGCCGAGCCGGTTTCGGCTTGAGCATCACTGGTGCCGGTACCCACCGGCACCGCTATCACACTGCACAACCCACACCGTGAACGACTTTCTCACCCAACTGCTGCGCGCCCAGACCTACCGCTTCGTTGGCCGCTGCGGCGCCACGCCTGAGGTCAAGTATTTCCAGAGCGGCGCCGCCGTGGCGAACGTCAACATCGCGATCAACCAACCCGACGCCAAGAAAGACGACGGCAAACCCGCCGACTGGATCCGACTTGAGGTCTGGGGTGCCGATCAGGCCCAGGCCTTCGCTGACGCCTGCCAAAAGGGCACGCTCGTTGATGTCTCCGGCCGAGTCCGCAGCAACACCTACACCGACCGCAACAACGAGACGAAGCATCAGTGGGTGATGAAAGTGGAGCAGTGGGCGCCCGCTGGTGGGCAGCCCGCTTCGGCTCCCATCCCGGCCGGCACGGCATCACCAGCAGCAAAAGCCACGGCTCCCACGGCCTGGTCCAGCAGCGACGACGACGACTCCGTTCCGTTCTGAGCCAATGGACGACATCCAAACCATCCGGCGCAACCTGGAGCGCCTGCTCGATGCCACCGCCGAGCAACACCACCAGCTCGACATCCGGGAACAGGAGCTGGCCGCAGCGATGGAGCTGCTGGCTGTGGATCCACGCATCGCCAGCGCGTACCAGGACGGCCAGCGCGACGCCTACCGCCGGGTGCAGCTGCTGATCCAGGAGCAGATCGCCTACCTGTCGCCGCAGTCATCGACCCGGCTGGTGCTGTGCCGGCTGGCGGAGCTGGTGGGGCCATGAGCACCTGGTACCCACCCACCACCTACGACCCCGCGGCCGGCACGGGTCAGCTGCTGTGCAATCCGCCGTTTGCTGCCATGACCACTCTCCCCGCCATCCATCTGAACGGCACCGGAGCTGATGCTCTGCTGCGCGAATACAGCGCTGCCCGTGTTGCCATCGAGGCAGCGCTGGACGCGATTGCCGCTGCCACATGCAACCCCCGCGACTTCTACCCCCAGGAGCCCGGCGCGTGGGAGCGAGCTCGGGCTGAACGCGACGAGGTGATGCGTCAGTTGAAGCAGGCCAGCGACTACGCGGCGGCGTGGCGGGAGCACGCCAGGGAGTACATCCGCAGGGCAGGCAAATGATCATCCCCATCAGCCGTGTCCTGGCCCTGCGTGGGCAGGCCAGTGATCAGACCCTGCTCGACTACCTGACGCTGGTGCACCTGCGGGCTAACCCCGGCACTATTGCCGTCCGCGACCTGCGCGAGCGGTGGGGCTGCACTCAACCGACCGTGAGCCGCCGCCTGTCGGCCGTGGCTGCTGCAGGCCTTGCGGACATCACGCCCGGCTGGGGTGCGTATCAGGTGCATGGGGTGTCGCGGTTGGAGGGGGTGGCGTGACGCTCCACACCCTGCACCTTGGCGACTGCCTGGAGGTGCTGCGCACCATGCCGGCCTGCAGCGTTGATGCCTGTGTGACGGACCCGCCCTACGGGTTGTCGTTCATGGGCAAGGCATGGGATTACGACGTGCCCAGTGTTGACGTGTGGCGCGAAGTGCTGCGCGTGCTCAAGCCCGGCGGTCACCTGCTGGCGTTCGCAGGCACTCGCACGCAGCACCGGATGGCAGTGGCGATTGAAGATGCGGGCTTCGAGATCCGCGACATGATCGCGTGGGTCTATGGGTCGGGATTCCCGAAGTCGCTGGACGTGAGCAAGGCGATTGATAAGCGGGGCGGCTCAGTCGCCGGATTTGAGCAGTTCCGGGACGCCGTGCGCGATGCGATGAAGCGCAACGGAGTCAGCCGATCTCAGCTGCAGGCAGCGCTAGGTAATCACATGTTGAGCCATTGCCTCACCGCTGGTTCGCAACCAGCAGTCCCCAACCTGTGCGATTACCGGATCATTCGCGACACCGTGCGGCTCGGATCTGAGTTTGACGCGTTATTCAATGACGAAGCCGAGCGCGAAGTGGTGGGGCAAAAGCGCACTGGCGATCCTGTCAGCTGGTACGCCGAATCGGCCCGTGGCGACGGCGTGGTCGACATCACCGCCCCCGCGACTCCTGCAGCCCAGCAGTGGGCCGGCTGGGGCACCGCGCTGAAACCCTCGCTAGAGCCCATCACCATGGCCCGCAAGCCGTTCAAGGGCACCGTGGCGGCGAACGTGCTGGAGCACGGCACCGGGGCGCTGAATGTGGATGGGTGTCGGGTGGAAGCGCAAGAAGGCCGGCCGCTGATCATCAGCCACGGCGATGGCTTTGGTTCTGGCGAGAAAGTCACGGCCTACGGCGATGGCCTTTCAGGCTCCCGTCACGGCGGCAGCACCACCCTCGGCCGCTGGCCCGCCAACCTGATCCACGACGGCAGCGACGAACCCACCGCGCTCTTGGGCGATGCCGCCCGTTTCTTCTACACCGCCAAGGCCACCCGCGCCGAACGTCAAGGCGTCACCCATCCCACGGTGAAGCCCCTCGACCTGATGGCCTACCTGTGCCGTCTCGTCACCCCGCCCGGCGGCATCGTGCTGGACCCATTCATGGGCAGCGGCACCACGATCAAGGCGGCGCTGTCGGAGGGCTTCAACGCCATCGGCATCGAGCGAGACGCCGACTACTTCGCCATGGCTGAGCACCGGATGAACGGCGCACAGCTGGGCCTGCCACTGGAGGCTTCATGACCCACCCCCGCATCACCGAACTACCTGAGCGGTACCAGCACCCGCGCCACTTCTGGATCTTCAACCTGCCGGAGATGGAAACCCAGATCTGGCTGGCCCGGTTCCGCCAGGCTGAACGCGCCTGGCAGGCCTCGCCCCACCGCACACAGACCGATGCCTGACAACACACTCCTGGGCCGCTGCACCGTGGCCTACACCGAGGCGTTCGACGCCACCACGCGTCACTACACCATGCGCTCGCGGGATGGCGTCCGCGCCGTCATCGAGCACATAGCCGCCGAGCTGGTGGTGCAGCACCAGCGCAACCCAGGCCGCCTGAGCGCCCACGACGCCGCCCAGTGGCTGCTGTCCCAGCTGAGCGCCGAGGTGATCCCGCTGCGGCCGCGCACGGAGGAGCCGGCGTGAGCATCCCGAACCGCGACCACCAGCACGGCGGCATGGAAGCCGTTGGCCAGCTGGCCCAAAGCCTGAAGATCCCCATCCATCACGGCGCCAACTGGCACCTGCTGACGCCTGGCGAACAGGAAGCGCTCGACATGATCGCCCACAAGATCGCCCGCATCCTCAGCGGCGCCGACCCGCACGACCACCAGCACTGGGAAGACGTTGCCGGGTATGCGCAGGCGGTGATGCGCAGCAGGGAGCCGCAGCCATGATCGACCCACCAACCTTGGCCCAGCTCTGGAACGCCGCCCACGTCTGCGACCACTGCGGCAAGGCCTGGGGCACACCACGACCCGACCCCGAGCACGTCACCTGCTGGCATGGCACCTGCCATCTGTGCGGGCTGGAGCTGGCCGTCAGCCACGTCCGGCACTACGGCTACCTGCGCCGGGGGCTGGCGATCGTGGAGGGGAGGCAGCGTGGCTGAGCCCATGCCCTGCTGGTGGGTGACGATCCGGCTCGATGCCTGCCGGACCCGCGACGAAGTGATCACCGCCCGCAGCCAGTGGTCCGCCGGCTGGCTCTACCGGGTGCTGCATCCTGGCGTGGAGGTGCTGTCAGTCCGGCCCGTGCAGCGCTCCTGAGCGTGGGTGCGGGCCCCGGCGAACCGGAGCCCAACCACCACGCACGGCCATGGACCGGCGAGGGCGGCAGGGAACCACCCCACGCCGCTGCAGGCAGCGTACAGCCCCTGACCCGGCCGCTGCCCGTGGTGCCGTTGCACAGCCGCAACGCCACCCGCTATGGTGGCCACGTCCGCTGGTGAGCCCTGAGAGGCCCGGCCGACACCACCACAGCATTTCCCACCATGACCACCACCTGCCTTCTGGCATGGGCCGTTGCCCTGCTGCTCATCCCTGTCCTGTTCCTGGCCTGGGCCCTGGAGTCCCGCACCGATCGCGCCCGCCGCTGGCGCCGTCAGGGCCTGACCCAGCAGGCCATCGCCACCAAGCTCGGCTGCAGCCGCACCACCGTTCGCCGGCTCCTGGCCGCCTGACCATTACCACCACACCGGAGGCCCCATGGCTGACACCGACACCACCGCCCTGCTGGCGGAACTGGACGCCGCGATGGCGGCCTACAGCGCCTCGATCGACCGGGGCCTGGCACTGGCTGCTGAGATGCGCCAGCTGGCCGACACGATCGACGGCGGCATGGCCGACGCCCGGGCCGAGTTCGACGAGTGGTGGTGACCCGCAGAAAAGTCCCCCAGCCGCTGCGCTGGGGGAGAGCACCCACCGGCTGAGGCTGCCGATCGCCCGCAAGCCGTCGCCGGAAGTGTTGCAGGTCCGCAACGGGACCGCTATGATCGGCGCACCGGTCCCGACCGGAACCACCACCACCGAGACGCCATGACCTCACTCTTTGACCTCACCAATCAAGCCCGGCTGCTGCAGGCGCAGATCGACAGCGCAGCCGAGGGCCTGTTCGCTGACGATCCCGAGGCCGCTGCCGCCTCCGCCCTTGCCCTCGAGCAGCTGATCACCGCGGAAGCTGACAACCGCTCCGCCCTCGTCACCAAGGCCGACGCCTGGTGCTGGCTGATCAGCGAGCTCAGGGCCACAGCCGCCGCCCGCAAGGCTCACGCCGATCGCCTGCGCGAGCTGGCAGACGACGCCGAGTGCCGGGCTGAAGTCCTGCAGTCCCGTCTGGTGATGGCGCTGCAGTGCGTCGATCCCGATGCCACGAAGTGGGATCTGCCGCAGCACAAGCTCACCAGCCGCAAGACCACTGCCGTGGATCTGCAGGTGGATGCCATCGACCTACCAGAGCAGTTCCAGCGGGTGAAGACCTCCATCACCGCCGATCGCGGGGCCATCGCCACCGCCCTCAAGGCCGGCCAGTCCGTTGACGGCGCCCAGCTGGTGGAGCGCCGCAGCTGGCGTATCGGCTGATCGCATCACCACCAACCGCACACCACACATCACGCCATGACCGCTACTCCATCTGCTCCTATCTGCTGCGAAGGCGCCCTGTCGGACGCCGTGCTCCAGGCCGCCCGCGCGGCGGTCGCGGCCTACCCCGGCAACCCCTACGCCAACGACCCGTGGCAGCACTGCGGGCCCCGGAACCAGCCGCTGCTGACCCTGCTTGATGCGCTGGCTGATGCCGGCGCTGCTGTTGCTGGTGCAATCCAAGACAACTGCCAGGCCGACTGCCTGCCGGTGCCGGCAGCCAGCGCCAAGGGCTTGGCCCAGGCCTTCTACCTGCTCGGCGATGTGATCGCGGCTGCCGCCGCCGCACCCGAGCCCACCGGGTCGATCCCGCTACCGCCCGGCTGGTCCCTGCCATCGGTCACCGGCAAGGAGCTGGTGTGATGCCCGCCTTCCGCCTGCTGTACACCACCCCACGCACGAACCATGAGCACACCGAAGCCATCGAATGGATCACCGACGGCAGCTGGGATGCCGACAAGACGCGCCAGGCCTTCCACCGGTGCTTCCCCGACGCTGCCCTCATTCAGTGCCGCGAGATCGACCCATGCCCCTTTGGCTACTGATAGCCGCCGCACGGCGCGTCATCACCTGGAACTCGACCAGCGCTACCGGCTGGAGCGCCACCGCCAAGCTGTGGCCAAGGCCCATGCCCGTGGCCGAGCCATAGGCAGCCTAGCGGTCGTCGCGCTGGCGGTCCTCGCCTGCCTGATGGCCGCCCATGCGCTGCATGCCGAGCAGCGCCAGATGCAGCAGCTGGAGAGGCTCCGCTGATGCCGACTCGCTACCAGGCCGTCACCGACGAGTCCACCCACACCGGCGAAGGCATCACCCGCACCAGCGACCCGGCCGCTCGGCTCTGGCCCGTGACCGTCACCTTCACCACCGGCGCCCGGCCGCTGCGCACCACCATCAGGGCCCTGAGCGCCGGCCAGGCCGAGCAGTTCGCCCGCAATCGCCACCCCTATGTCCGCTCCGTGAGCGTGGAGCGAAAGCCGGCATGACCGACCTACTCATCACCTTCGCCGGCACCGCTGCCGCCCTCACCTTCTGGGAGTTCATCAAACGTGCCGGGGTGCGCCTCACCGAGGCCTATGCACCGCCGGCCGTCGCCGCCGGCCTGGTGGCCCTTGATCGCCTTCTCCCGAAACTGCTCGCGGAAGGCGTGTCCGGCGCTGACCTTGAGCAGCGCTTGCGTTCCGAAATGGGCCGCCTCACCGGTGGCGAATGGCTCCAGATCCGGGCCCGGTTTGATCCTGCCGTATTCCTCGACCATCAAAGCCAATGACTGAAAACGAGATGGAGGTCCTTCTGCGGACCTGGTGGCCCTACCCGGCGCCTCCTGGCACACATGCCCTGATGACCCATCTGGGCTGGGGCAGGTTCCTTCTGGAGCAGATCAAGGAACAGGAGCAGCAACAGCGGGAGGTGGAGCGATGACTAGAGCAATCGTTCACGACTTTGAGGTGCCCGAGTTGTTTGCAGCAATGATCGGCAAACCCGAGCCGGAGACAGACGAAGAAACCGACGCGCTGGAGCAAGAGTGCATCAATGAGTTCGGGATCGACTTCTACGGTCTCGCCGAGATTGCTGAACGCTTGCTGCCGCTCTGTGAGCACGCGAACGCTGCTTTGAGCGGCGCCCCTGCTCGCGGGTTTGCCACGGGTGGCCGCTTCATCTGCAAGGTCTACGACGAGGAGGTGGAGCGTTGACTGAGCATCCGATGCAGCCGCCGCCAGAGCAGTTCGGCGAGTGGCTGGCCGAAGCATGCCGGCGGTGGCCAGGTGGCCGACCCGGTGACATCGCCGGCGTCGTTGCACGCGCCGCCTACGCCGCTGGTGCTGATGCGGAGCTGAAGGCGTGCGCGGAGTGGGTCGGCCAGTACATGCCAGATCGGTTCATTGAAAGCCTCCGCGCCGCCCGCCGCCCCAAGCCGCCGAACCTGAAGCAGAAGGCGCTAACTGATCTAAGCGAAATCGGCAGTCACTACATCGGTCCTGGAGCGGCCAAGCTCATTGACACCATCCGCCGCGCCCTGGAGTCCCTGCCCGATGACTGAATGCACCACCTGGCAACAGCTCGCCCTTGCGCTGATCCCCGCGTTGATTGGCCTGGCGTGCATGGATCTGTTCTTTGCTCTTATCAAGAGGCGCCCCAATGATTGACCACTCTCTCCGCGTGGCCCTCTGCCACAGCATCACCGCTCGCGCCCACCTGGCTGGTGCTGAGGCGGGTGACGCCGCCCGCCGCCGGTACTGGCGAGAGCAAGCCGCCTGCGAGCTGTTCCACGGCCGTCGCTGGCCCGAAGCCGAAGGGCTGGGGGTGGAGCCTCCGGCCATGGTTTCCACCAGTCAGGAGGACTAGAGGATGCAATGGCTTGAGTTGATGGCCGTAGCGGTTTTGGCATTCCGTATTGGCTACGTCAAAGGCAAATCCTCAAGAGGAGCACACTAATGGACGCCGCGTTCACACCTGACACGATCACCATCAATGGAGCCAAGTACGCAAGGGTGCAGGTTCCCGATCGTCTTTCTATTCACTACATGACTGACAATCACTTGTTTGTGCCGTTGAAAGGCAACACGTTGGACGACTTGCTGGCCCATGTCGATGTTGTTGCGGCCAAGCATCCGTACGGATCTCTTGGGCCTGTGATTATCTGCGAAGGCGACAGGGAGATCCGCAGGGTTGGCCCTATGGTTCACCAATACCCCGGTAAACATCAGGAATGGGCAGAAGGTAAGGCTAAATGGAAGGCGGCCATTGAGCACGACAAAGATGCTACGTCGCTGCTTTCGCGTCATTCCCCTAGAGAGAACATCTAATGGCCATCCTGCCTGACCACGAAATCCACCAGCTCTGCACCGCAGGCATGGTGACGCCCTTTGACCCATCTCTGGTCAACCCCGCCAGCCTGGATGTACGGCTTGGCCAGCAGCTGCTGATCGAATCGGCTGAGAGCCGCAAGATGGCCAGCTATCCATTCCACCTCCACAGCGAGGACGATCCTTATCTAATGGTTCCAGGTCAGTTCGTGCTGACTCCGACGCTGGAGTTCGTGCGAGTGCCTGACACCT